GAACCGATTGCCGACGAGCAAAAGCCGTCCGGTAAGTTCGTGCTGAAGAAAAATCACGGCCTGCTAGAAGGCGGACGAAGTGGCCGATTTTTCGAGGCCGGGTCTGAGTTTGACCCCGACACGCAATCCGATCTGATTTCGCTGCTGATTCAAAGCGGCGCGATCTTCGAGTAAGCCATGCCATTCACGCCATACGTTTTTACGTCGGCTCAATTGGTCGATATAAGGCGCCATTGTGGTTATCCTGCTTACGCAGACGGCTCGGTCGTCTTTCCCTATCCGTGGATCATGCGGAAATATCTGGCGCTGGAATACCGGCTCCAGCACATGAGCACGGATGAAGGAAACGTGGTCGTGAACACGTATCTGGCGAACCTGACGACGCTTGAAACGGCGATTCCGGCTTCCAGCGCCAATCTCGACACCGATCAAGCGGCGGTATGGCGTCACAATCGCGACGAGGTCCAGCACCGGGCGCAACTGTTCGATATGTGGCGCCGCCGCCTGTGCAACTTCCTCGGCGTGCCTCCGGGCCCGAACTTTGGCGGGGCATCTAACGCATTGGTGGTGTAATGGATGCGGCGACATTGCAAGCGCGGATTTACAAAGGCTACGGTCTCGCTGCCCTGCGCATCGGCCCCGTCTACAGCCTCTATCGCCCCACTTCTGCGACGAATCCGATCAGCGCAAACACGTTACTCGGCACGCTCAACGCGAGCTTCAACGCCGAGGACATGACTTACACGAAACCTCGTGGTTATGCAAAAGCCACGTGGTATGCGCTGCTTGATGGATCGTTGACCAAGGTCGGCGATTACCTCATCGGCGACAAGACGTTTTTCATCGCGGCAATGCAGGACACGCTGCCGATTCTGGCGGTTGAGTGCACGAACACGGTCAACCTGCTTCGCCCCGCACAGCAGTCGACAGTCGGCGCGGTTGGCTACGGTGGCGACACGGCGGCCGGCGAAACGATGCTCATGAAGCAGTGGCCCTGCTCGATCCTGCAAGGCACAAAGGGCGAGAAGAACGAAGTCAACCTGCCAGGGGACACGCGTAATCCGTGGTGGGTCGTATTGCTTCCTTATTGGTCGGGCGTGACGCTTCGCACCTCCGACATCATCACCGACGACATGAGCCGGCGCCTGGTCATCAGCAGCGCTGAAAAAACGCCCCTCGGGTGGCGGCTAACCGCGCAACAGGCACAGACGTGAAATTTACCGACCTCATTCAGCATTTGGAATGCTGCCCGGGTGTCGCTGGCGCGATGCGCAAGTCGTGGGGCGGTAAGACGTATATCGTCCTTCTAAACAATGGGAATTTGGCGTTCGTCGTCGACAGTATGCGGCTTCAATATGCCTTTAGCTTCGAAGATGTGATTGCGGACGATTGGGAGCCTGCGTAATGGCCGATCTTTCCGACGTGCAGGACGGTTTGGTCTCCCTGATCGCCGGCACGCTTTACCCCAACGGAACCAGTCAGCCATCCGCTCCAGGCATTCCGGTTCGAATTTACGCGGGCTGGCCAGTGGCCGCTCAACTTGACGCCGACATGCTGGCCGGGAACGCCCATGTCTCCGTCTTCAACCGCGAATCCCGCAACACGACGCGCTACCAGCTTGCGCAGGTCGATCCGGTTGTCACTGCACCGCTTCTGGCGCTGACGATCTCGGGCCGCACGGTCACAGTCGGCGGCACGGTTGCCGCAGGCGTCAATACCGCAATCATCGTCGGCACGAACGCATTCACGTACCAGACGGTCTCCGCAGACACGCTCAGCACGATTGCAACGGCGCTCGCCGCGCTCATCAACGCGACGTACGCGGGCACGACGGCATCGGGCGCAGTCATTACGTTGCCGAACAGTGGCCCAGCGATCAACGCAGCACGCGTCGGCGGCAGCGCATCACAGTCGATCGAAGTCGGCCGCGTAGAACAGGTCTTCCAGATCACGGTCTGGGCGAACACGCCGGCCAATCGCAAGGCCATCGCATCACTGATCGTGCCGGCGCTGATGCAAAGCCACTTCCTGACGCTCGCCGATGGCTCTGCCGCGCGCCTGATCCTCAAGGGCCAGCGCGACGACGATGTGCCGCAGAAAGAACTGCTCTACCGCCGCGACATCATGGTCACCGTCGAGTACGTCGAGACGGCAAGCGTGACCGCTACGACAGTGGTCGATATCGTCCAGAACACGTCGGTTGGCGTGAATGGATTCAACGGCACGACGAACTCGCAGCTTTACCCGAACACGACAACCGTCAACACATAGGAACGCACATGCAATTTCATCTGATCGTCCGCGAGCCGTTCGGCGGCTATGCGAAGGGCGAAAAAATCACCGACGAGGCCAAAGTCGCCGAGATCCTGGCTGGCGAGAACGAGCACCACGTTATCAAGATTGTCGCCGCGGAATAACCCGACACTCGCTTCACCCGAAGGCCTGCCACTGCGCAGGCCTTTTTATTGGCCACTGGCCCAATCACTCTGTGAGGAAACATGAACCAACTGACATTCGAAAGCCAACCATTGACGCTCATCGAGCATGACGGACGTTTGTGGCTTAAATCGACCGATATCGCGCGGGCACTCGGGTACACGCGCACCGACAAGCTGACGCAGGTCTATGACCGGCACGCAGCCGAATTCTCGGCGTCGATGACGACGATTTTACGGACCCTCAGTTTGGGACATGGTAGCCCGGCATTCGAAACACGCTTGTTCAGCCTTCGTGGCGCGCATCTTCTCGGCATGTTTGCTCGAACAGCGAACGGCGCGAAGTTTCGCAAGTGGGTTCTAGACCAACTCGACGAGATCGAGGAGCGGCGCATCGCCAATCGCTCGCTGATGTCCGAGTGGTACGACGCAAAGGCAGCGCTCGACAACCAGAACAGGTTCGCAAGTCTGTGCGGGCGCGGTCTGAATGATCACAAGAAGCAGAAGCCGCCGCTCATGCAGCGAATAGCGCTGATCGCAGAAAAGATACAGCCCTCACTCTCGTTTTCTTAGCCCGCTTCGGCGGGCTTTTTCTTTGGAGCCCCACGATGACCCAAATTGTCCAATATGGACAGGTCAACACGACAGCGCTGATCGTTCCAGACCTGATCGTGCAGATTATTGCGCCTCAGGTCGCACAGCTTAACGGCGTGCCCACGAACGTAGCCGGCTTCGTCGGTACGGCCACGTGGGGCCCGGTCAACAGCCCGACCATCGTCGGCTCGATGGCGGATTACGCCCGCAACTTCGGTGCAATCCAGAACCGCCTGTATGACATGGGCACGGCAGTCGCTGCCGCTGTCCTGCAAGGCGCGAACAACTTCCGTTGCGTGCGCGTGACGGACAGCACGGATACGGCCGCCTCGGTCGTGGTGCTGACGACCTGCATCACGTTCACGGCCAAATATACCGGCACGCTGGGCAACTCGGTTCAGGTGCAGGTTGCGCCGGGTTCGGCGGCGAACAGCCAGAAGGCCATCGTCTCGCTTCCCGGCCAGACGCCGGAAGTGTTCGACAACATCACTGGATCGGGTAACGCGCTGTGGGTCAACATGGCCGCAGCGATCAACAATGGCCAGGTCGGTGCGCGCGGTCCCTCGCAGATCATCATTGCGACGGCTGGCGCGGGCGTGACGGCTCCGAGCGCAGCAACGTACAGCCTCGCGAGCGGCACGGACGGCGCGACGACGATCACCTCGTCGATTCTGCTTGGTCAGGACACGATCCCGCGCAAGGGCATGTATGCACTTCGCGGCACGGGCGCATCGGTCGCGGCTCTGGTGGACTGTTCAGATACGACGTCGTTCTCGACGCAGGTCTCGTATGGCCTGTCAGAAGGAACGTACATGGTCGGCGTCACGCCTGTTGGCGATACGATCAGCAATGCAGTCTCGACCAAGGCAACCGCTGGTATCGACTCGTACGCGTTCAAGTACATGTTCGGTGACTGGGTCTACTTCAACGATCCGGTCAATGGTGGTGTCCGCCTCATCTCGCCGCAAGGCTACGTGGTCGGCACGCTGGCGAATCTCGCGCCGCAGCAGTCTTCGCTGAACAAGCAGATGTACGGCATCGTCGGCACGCAGAAGTCGTATCAGAACCAGCAGTATTCGAGCGCAGAATTGCAATCGCTGGCTCAGGCCGGTATCGACGTCATCACGAACCCGATCCCGGCTGGCGCCCAGTTCGGCGTGCGCATCGGCCACAACAGTTCGTCGGACAACACCCGCAACGGCGACAACTACACGCGGATGACCAACTACCTCGCGGCCACGACGGCGCAGGGCATGGGTATCTACGACGGGCGCCTGCAATCGTCGCAGCCGACCGATCCGCTGCGCCGCGAC